AAACGGCACATCATTGTTTTCTGTGAAACTTCTTTGATTTTTGATGTTATAGCCATCAGTGACATCTCTTACCTCGTGTCGCTCAACGCCCTGTCTCCGCTGTATGCTCTTGCCTATGTCCTGGGCCTTGGGGAATCCTGACGCGTAGATCCACATTATCTGGTCCCTGATGTCAAAGCCCACTGACTCAATGTTGGTGGCCAGGTGATGGTATGTCCTGGCCGCTGAGAATGCCAACAGGTGACCTCCTGGTTTGAGCACACGCAGGCACTCCTGCCATATCTCTATGGCACCCGTGTTTCGGTCCCACTCCTTACCCAGGAACTCTATGCCGTAGGGCGGATCTGTGATCACAGCGTCTATGCTGTTGCTTTCGAATTGTTTTAACACTTCGGCTGAATCGCCGTTGATGATGGTTTGACTCATTTGTTTTCCTCCTGGGTAGCAGTCAGTTGTTTGGTGTATTTAGACTGCGGCTAGGCCAGTTGTGCTGGAACTGGTGGATCCGCGCTGTGCGTGGCTCTGTGTGCTGATAAACGGGGTGTTTGGTGTGGGACCTGACACGTTAGGATTATGGCAAAACAATACAGACACGGCAGGTCCCGGTGTGCCAGATGTGCCTTATAAGTCACACGTGCAAGGAGTGTCTCCACATCTGGACATCCGTATTTACCCACAAAGTCGTTGACCTTGTAGTTCTTGGCGTATATAATAAAAAAAAGGAGAGATTATGGCGACAAACAATAACAACATTAACAACATAATAACAACAAATAAACACAAGTTAAAGATCGTTCCTGATGGACGATCACCACGGGAGATTGACTCCGTCAAGGAAGGTAAGGCAGAAAAAATCAACCATTGTAGCCAAGACCTGCCCGCTGACTGGCAATGGATGAAACTGGACCTGTTCGACAAGGAGTCCCAGACGGGCGACGCAAGGCACAAGATCAACATCTCTGTGTGCAAGAAGCACCAGATCCGGAACTTCAGGGCGTTGTTGAATTCACCATGGACACACTTCCGTAGGAACCTCACGGCCGAGGAATGGGCCGCACCTCACTACGAACTGGTGCGACAGACCAGACAGCAGTTGAGGAACGCGGGCTACCGTGCCACGGCGATATGGGCCAGCAAGTGCTACCTGCCAGGCTATAAGCAGGGCAAGGGAGACACGGTCAAGGATCTCAGCGTCATCAAGGTGGATGAACAGCAGGCCCACAGATACACCGTGATAGTGATAGCGAACCAGCACAAGATCATCGTGCCGCTGAAAGGTGACCGGGGTTACCTCACTGAACGGCAAAGGCAACACGGGGTCATAGCAACAGGCACGGCCAACACCATACTGAAGACCAGCGTGGGCGTGAGATTGGATGATGTGCTGTAATGGCACGCGGTTTCAATTGGGCCCGGATAGCCAAACAGGATCAGATGCGGCGCAATGGCACTCTGGTGATAGAAACCATGGCCGATCGGATCCTGAGGAAAGACAGAAAGCGGCACAAGAACAAGCGGAAACGCCTGTTGTCCAAGAAAAAGCGATCGTTGAAAAAAGCCAATCACAAAATTAGGTTAGAGAGATGGCGACAAAATCAAAACAGCCAAACGCCCGTCGTATTCGAATGGGATCCACCTAGATCTTGAGTATCACCTGCGTCTGAGGTCATGTGTGCGTGACGGGCCCAGGTATCTGGCACGCAACTGGTATCTGCACTGGTGCCAGGGATCGCCCACGCAGTTGTTCTGACGTCCGCGTCCGGTCTGGGTCTTCCTGTCACACCTCCAATGTCCCAGTTCACGCACACGCGCCAGGAAATCCCGCTGTAGCATTATGTTACCGTGTAGGTGGCCACCGTGGCGTAGTCACTACGCCTGTCCAGCTCATTACGTGCCGCGACCCTGACGTCCCATTGATCTCCAGTGGCCACAGGCCCCCAGAAGAATTCCGTCTCATTGGTTATGCCCACGGTGTAGTATTCGCTCTCCGAGGCCGGTTTGACCTGCACGATGTAGTCGGTCACGAACGGGTCAGTGCTTGCGGTCCACGTGATGTCCAGCTGTTCGTCAGCCACGTAGCCGGAACCACTCAGTGCAGTGCTCTGTGTGACGGCGAGCGAGGTGGGTGCGGCCACCTGTAAGGGGTCGGGCAGGTTGATGCTGGGCCTGGCGGCCGCGGCCGCGTGTCCGGTCAGTTCATAGTCCGCACCGTTGTGTTCCACGGCACCGATCTGTAGCGTGGCGTCCAGTCCCAACTGCACCTGCAACACGCGGTAGTAGCCGTCGAAGTTGAGGTTGTGGTTCTGTATGCGTATTATGTCACCCACGGCCACGTTGGCTGCCAACAGGGTGCAACCGAAGTTGACGCTCATCTTGTTCCTGCTGGTCTTGACGTAGGTCTCCGCGTGGTTCAAGGCCAGTTCACGATCGGTCACGAATGGTAGCGTTATGGCCTTGTGTAGTTCTATGCCGTTGTCCTCGGCCTTGTATGTGCTGTATGTGGCGCTGTCCTCTGGCGGCCATATCACGTCATTGGGCTGGTAGTCCGCGTCTGGGTCCGTGTATGTGATCCTGACCTGGTTGACCTTTCGGTCCTTGCTCTCGCCCTGTATCTGCAGGCCACCTATGATGTCGGTCTCGTCGATGGTGAGGGTGGCGGGTGGCGTGGTCAAGGCCGTGGCCACGGCGTTGGCATCACCGGAGTGTTCGATCCTGAGGTAGTATCTGCCCTGTTGGTAGGGCATGATGCCCCGGAAGTTCTGTAGCATCTGCTTGACGTTGCCCAGTAGGGTCTGGCTGGATTCTATCACGGCGTCACAGGTGAAGAACGGGCCAGTGGTGCTGTCCTCGTTGTTGTAGGGCACCAGTTGGTCGCACTGCAGGGCCGCGTTCCTGAAACTGATCCAGTCTATGTATTCGTTCGCCAGGCCCTTGCCGAACCTTGGGTTCCTCAGGTAGTCCACCAGGATGTTGACCGGGTTGTTGCTGTGGGTCACCGTCTCGTTGGCGTATAATGTGGTGTGGTCCTCCACCGCGGGCGTCACGAACGTGAGCGCGAACGTGGAGTCCTTGCTGTAGGTCTGTGTGCCCGATATTGAGGTGATTATCTGTATGCTGAATCTGTAGGAGTCCGCTGGTAGGTCAACCGTGTCATTGATGGCTATCTCGGCCGGGCTGACGTTGTCAGTGCTCAATCTCGCGTCCCTGGTTATGAATCTGTTGCGGCTGAACACGGTCACGGAATCGCTGATCCTCTCTATGGTGAAATTGATCTGTCCTGAAGTCTGTCCCTGTGCGGCCACGTTGTCAAATCGCAGTGTTGATGTGACGTTTACTGCGCCGTCGATGCTCATGGTCAGAGGCGCCGAGATCTCCTGTATCTGGTCATTGGCGGTCACTCCAGTCAGTGATTCATTGATGAAAGCGCCCTGTGTGCTGGTGGTCATCTCGCCGGTGCTGGTGCCAGTGGCGTCACTGACCGTGCCCACTGATGTGGGTGAGTATCCCGAGGTGAGATCAAACACCTTCTTGCCACGCAACAGGCAGTTGATCCTAGGTATGCCCGATCTGAATGGGTTGTTGTCGCTGTCCTCGTTGCTCTCGATCTTGAGCCATCTGAATCTGAGGGCCAGATATGCCAGTCCGCGTAATCTGTGATTGCTATCCCAGCCTGGCGCCGCGTCAAGCAGTGTTGAAACTGTCTGGTCATCCCTGCCGTCAAAGAACTGTGAAACCACGCGATCCTTGTAGTCACCTGATGCCACCGTGCCCTGCACGCCGTGTGCGTATGAGCTGAACGTGACCTCGTTGTCATCGATGTAGATCTTGCTGAGACCATCCACCTGTCCCTCTGACAGCACTATGGCCACGTATAGGTATTCGTTGTCGGTGCCGTTGGTTGAAACGAACACCCTGTGTCCGCCAACCCTACGTGTGCCATACACGATTGGTATTGGTCCCACGCCCGAGTCCTTGTTCAACAATGGACCCAGTATGTTCTGTTCCGTCACGGCGGCGTTGACGTCCGGTGCGTCAAATCCAGCACCGAAAGGTGCGGCCACTATGTCTACGACCGCCCTGCCTAGGTCGACTACCGCGTCAATGGCGTCATCGATCGTGTCCTTGACTGTCCCGATCGGGTCGCTGAAGAAATCCTTGAGCCATCCCATTACAGTTCCGCCTCAAAGATCTGTTTCTTTTTGCCCACCTCGTTCAACCATGTCAGGAATATGGGGCAGTCATTCACCAAGGTCCACTGGTCAGTGGTCATGATCTTCCTGATGCCCCTCTGCTTGATTTCGTGTGCCGAGTGGAGCCACAATTTCTCGTAATTTCGCTCTGTCCTGAATTCAGGTGTGAGGTATATGCTGTTGAGCTTGGCGGTTGGCTCCTCGAAGAACAACCAGTTCAATTCAGTAAAAGCGAATCCCACCAATGTGTTGAGCTTGAACAGTCCCACGTCAATGGCGTCGATGGGTCTGGCAACACCGTTCTTGAGTCCAAGTAAAAGGATGTCATCACGGATGCCCTCTATGCCCTTCTCGGTCAGGCTCTGCTTGGCCATGCCAAACAACTGGTCTATGTCGCGCGTGGTCAACTTCCTGGCGTGGATGTCGTCGATAATCATTACGTCCTCCCCCATTTGATGTCGGTCTGTATCTGTGGAGCGAACTCCATGCCCACGTCATCCGAGAAGAATCTCTGCTGGCTGGCGTTGTTGGTCCTCCTGCCATTGGTCCTCTCGTAGTCAGCAAATTGACTGCTGACGTTCAATGTCAGTTGTGCGGTGTTGGTCCTCTCCGATATGGAGAAATCATTGATCCTGCCATCGAAGTATTGGAAAACATGGTTGGCGTCATACGAGTAGTCCTCGTTGAGCACCGCCCTGTATACCACCACCCTCTTGTCAATGTAATCGTTGTTAAGCACCAGTGCTATCGTGGTGAAATCCACCGCGGTGAAGGTCACGGCCATGGTGTTGATCCTGATGTCAGTGGTCTCTGAGATGCCACCCAACGCAAGGAACTGTCCCTGTGCCAGGTATGTCTGCACACCACTCTCGGGTGCGGTGGCCGAATCGAAATCTATGTTGATGTGTGCGTTCGTGAAATACACCGGCGTCGTTAGGTGTAGCTCTATGAGCTCCACAATCCTTAACTTGTTGCCCTTGAGTGTAGTGAGCAGATCGGTGTCAAGATTCCTTGGCATTAGATCTCCTCTCTTACGTTGACGTCCAATCTGAATGTGCCGTCGGTGCCTGTGGCGAAAGTGTTCTGGTCATTGACCAGGAACACCTTGAAACTGACGTTGTTGTAGATGATGGTTGTGCTTGAATCTATCTGTTGTGTCAGCACCGGGTAGATGCCGAAGGTGTCCACACTGCTGGCATCTTGGTCAACGTCCGCGGTCAACTGATAAACCTTGTCATGGTTGGAAAATTTTATGAAATCACCTGCCTTGAGTGAGCCAGAACCACCATTTGCGGTGATGGATGAAACACCAGGATTGTAGGTTGCAGTCACTGTGGGTGTTCCCGATGCGTTGGTTGATCTGGTGTTGCTGATCACTGGTGGTATCACAGTGAAGTCCTCGAACTGGCCGTTCTGCCTGTTGAGAAAACTGCTGAGCTCAGACGCTTGATCCCTGGTCAGTGCCGCCGATTTCAGTTTCATTGACCAGAACTGACCACCTATGGCCCTCCTGATCACCTTGTTACTCAAGGTCTGTGACAGCCGCGTCTGTGTGTTGCTGGTTATCTCGGCTGATTCAAAGTAGTTTGTTGAAAGTTGTCCTGACATTATGCTGTTATACTCCTCTTACCTCGTTCATTGAGTGCCTGGTTTATGACGCCAACGATTGTGTCTCTCCTCTGCTGTAGAAGATTGTCAAAACTGGTTGCGTCAGTGGCAGTCACATTGAAATTTATCGTTATGGAACCCATGCCCAGTTGATCATTGGGAGTCACAGTAGCGTTTGCACCCGGTGTGATCAATTCCGGACCGGCTTCTCCAACCAAGTATGATTTGCCTGACATCACCTGTCCCCCACGCTGTCTGCCTGGATACTGTTGGGCTCTTATCGCGGCCACCTGTGCCATACCCGATGCGATCACCAATGCGCCTGTCACGAAGCCCAACACACCGCCCTGTGCAAATGCCTTGGTGGCACCCAGGTAGGTGTTCTGGATCGCTTCAGCGATCTTGACCGCTTTCTGTAATTCAAAGAATTTCTTGTTCTGTGATGCCAATAGGTCCAAGGTATCTCTGCCCGTGCTGACTGCGATCTCCTTCATGTCTTCTTCCGTGGCCTTGGTTATGTCCGCCTTCGCATATTGTCCTGATTTAAAGAGATCCACGTTCTTTCGTCTCTCTTGATCTAATTTCTGTTGCTCCCTGGCATAGATCTGCATCCTCTCGTTGGTGGCCTGTTCTTCCACCTTGTTGATCAGGTCAGTGTATTTCTGATAATTGTCTACATCCTGGGATCTGATCCGCTCTAATCTTTCTATCTTCTCTTGTTCTTCCCTCAAGCTCTTTTCTATGGCATCCTCACCCAGTATGCCCATGGCATCCAGGAATGACTTCTCTTTCTCCAACATTTCGGCGATGGCGTCGGTCTGTGCCTTGACTTCCTTGTCTGCGTTGGTCGGGGTGATGTTGATCAGTGATCCCTCACTCATCTCTTCCGACAACCTTAGTGTGTCTTTCAGAATGTCATTGAATTCTTCCTGTTCCTGTGTGGCGTCTGACGTCCTGTGCATGTAGTATGCTATCGCACCACCTGCCGCGAATATCACAGAGGCCAGTTTCACGAATGGATTCTTGCCCACCACCGTGTTCAGCAAGGCCATCGCGGTAGAGGCCTCCCTTATCTTGATTATTAGTTGTGAGAACAAGATTATAGTCTTGCCCAGTGCCAGGCCAACGAATGCGGCCTTGACCAATTCTATGTTGTCCGCCAAGACCCTTATGGTCTTGCCTGTGGTGCTGACCGCTGTGGCCAGTGCTCCACCCAATGCCCTCGCTATTTCATCTATGGTGTCTGCGTTCTCTTTTAACGCCTCATCAAGTGCCCCAAACTCGTCCTGTAGTGCGGCTATGAATTCTTCGCCCACTGTTTTTTGGAAGTTGAAGAACTTGTCACCCAACATGGACACCACACCATCAAAGGTGTTGGCCAATGTGGCCGCCGCGTTGCCAAATCTCCCACCTGGTCCAAATTCCCTGTTCAAGGCTTCCGCTGTTTCCGCCACCGTGACCGTGGCTCCCGCCTTGAAGCCCAGTAGTGATGTGACACCACGTTCCCTCAATAGGTCCGCGGCACTTATACCACCGGATAACGCCCTCTGTAACTGTTCACCAACGGTCTGGAAATCCAGTCCTGTGACCGCGGCTATGTTACCTGCTAATTCTAAATTTTCTCCGAGACCCTTGGCCCCGTCTGACACAACAGCCAGGTTACCCGATGCCGCCGCTATCTGTTCCAGTGAGAATGGGACCTTGCCCGCGAATTCGGTCAGCGTGTCAAACGCCGCCGCACCCTCCTCGGCTGATCCAAACAGGAACTTGAATCTAAGTTGAAGATTCTGGACCGAACGTCCAACATCCACGAAACCCTTGAGCAGTTTACCTGTTCCCAGTGCCGCGAAAGCACCCGCCGCAAGTTTGGCCGCTCCACCTAGGTCGATGGTGGATCGGTTGACCCTGCCCAGTTGTTTTTCCAGTGCGTCGAGTCGTTGGGTGTTCTTGGTTACGACATCAACAATCAACTTGTCTGTGGCCATTTACCTTCTCCTTTTGCTCTGTGCCTTTGCCTTCCGCATCTGTTCGTTGGCAACATCCTGTTGGATCTTAATCCATGCGGCCCAAAGGTCCATTTCCAATGTAGACAGTGCCATTATCTCCGCGACAGGCATTTTCAACCTGTCCGCCAACATCATGATAAAGCCTAGGTCAACATTGGTTTTTATTCCTTTGCGAGATCCTCAATTTTTGCCCTCTGTTCGAGGTTGTTGATCTCACCAACCACCCTCACTATCACTGATGGATCCGCTTCGCTCATGAGGCTGATCCTGTCATAGGCAGTGAAGATTTTTTTGCCTTCCTTGTCTAGAGCCTTGACTATCAAACTCTCCACGAGGGCGTCTACCGTCTTGCCCTGTGATTGTAATTCAATTATCTTGGACTCTTCCTTGAAGGGATATGTCTTCCTACAATAGATCTCCATATCCCATTCAGGAATGTTTATTTTCGTCAACTCACCTGATATCGCTGACTGATAGTGTTGTGCTATCTTGGCGATGGGTGATTGCGTTTTTACTGCTTGATTCATTTGAATCTCCTTTGCTTGTTAGCAACTTCCCTGATGGCAGGTCGTTTGATACCACGAGGTGATTGTTTTGAGTAGCCTTGGTCCAAGCGGTTGATGTATGGAGCATCGTTTATAGCACGATACTTCATGTCTCTGCCCCTCAGCCTCCATCTCGATCTAGCACGACCAGATCTCTTGGGAGTGTATCTTTCTAATGTCTTGAAAAGATCCTCGGCCACCAGGCGAACCTGCTGAACAATATCTTTCTTTAGTTCAGTGATTACCCGTTTGCTGTTAAGTGACGTTATCGAAAACACTATTATAAGTCTGCTTTTGTCAACGCACCTGTTCCTTGGAATGAAACTGAAGCCTCAACCATTCCATCAAAGTTTGATGTGATTGAGTGTCCAGTTATGATTATCTCTCCGGATAACTTGATACCTGTAGTCTCTCCTGATGGGAAAACTTCAAGTGTAGCCGCGTCAGCACCTATTCCTGCGAAAAGGGCGTTGGCCGCTGAGTCGTCATCTCTGAAGAAAACATCCATTGTTCCTGAAAACTGCGCAAGGCTCGGCAGGTATGTCCTGTTGCTGTCGCCCATCACAGTGTTTTCAACTGTTGCTGTCTCCTGGTCTATTGTGAATGATCTAACTTCAGCAACCGCAGTCGCTGTTCCAGAAACATCATATTTCACAACACCAGATTGACCATTGTAAGTGGTAGTATTAGTTGCCATCTTATTGTTCCTCTTTGTTTAGATCCTCTGGACCAGTAGGATCGGTTTGTTTGTTTTCAACTTCCGCGCTCGCCTTGATCTTGTCTTTGCTGAACTTGAAAGTTGCTTTTGGTTGTGATGGTTTGAAGGTCCAACCATCTTCCAGACGTGACTTAACATCTCTGTTCGCCACGATCTCTGAAACTTTGCCTTTATACATTTGGATTGCCATTATAAGACTCCTTTCTTGTATTGATATTTGACGTCCACTACCACGTTGACTTCTCCCAGTGGCAGTTCTCTCTCGATCACATCCACTCCCGTGATCTGTGTCTTGACGTTGTGTATGTTGCTGGTGCTGAGATCTATGTCACGGTCACGTGACAGTTCCAACGATTCTTCTATTCGTTCAACCATCTCGTTCCTCAGGGTGTCGATCTCCGTTCCCCGCACATAGCATCTCAGTTGGTATTGAAGTGTGGATTCCCTGGCGCTCATCGATATGTCGCTCCTGACCTCGTTGCCGGTCACCACTAGGATTGCTGGAAATTGTGTTATGGCCAGTTTCTGAACATCAAAGAAGATCCTCGACACCTTGCCCGGCGCCGGATCAGTCATGTTCTCCAACTGTGCTACTATGTTCTTTGCTATCTCTTCTCTCGCTGACATTATCTGATCAACCTACCCTTGTAAAATGATTGTTTCTCACTGTCCGTGTATGAGCCCGAGCTATCCAGGTCATAGTGGACCCCGTCCTTGAGTATGAGGTCGAACTCCTCGTGGAACCTCTCCTTGTAGAATTTCATCCTCTCCTGGAATGAATCTGAATCTGGTTCGAACGTGGATAATTTTGGATAGATGTAGTAGGCCAGGACATGATAAACCGCGGCCCTGGTGAACTGATCCGAGTTGAGTCTGCTGGGTGACAGCTTCTCCGTGCCGCCTAGCACCGAGATGTCGTATCTCGAGAATCCAGTGGTGGGCCACCATCTCACATTGAGTAGTCTGATGATGTCATCGTAAGTGTTTTCGTGTTCTGCTGAGAATTCCTGTATGCCGTATTTCTTGATATCAGGAACGTATTCCAATAGGTCAGTATCGGTTGCGAATTGCGCCATGGTCAAAAGTCCTTCTTTTTTCGTTGACGGGGTCCTTCCCCGTTGCTGTTATTTATTGGATCTGTCGTAGGAACTGTCGTTGTGTGATCACTGGCAAGCTGACGTCTGGCGTCTGGTCATTGACCACGAACACCGAATGGCGTTCAAATAACCTCTGCATCTTTTTCTTGCTATTGTTGTTGTATTTCCTGGTGGCACCCTTTCCATACACTGTGTCGAACCTGCTGTGGTCAGTGAGTCCCCAGTCGCAACCTATGATGTAGATGTCGCCGTCATAGTTGAATTCATTCACTGCCACCCAACAGGCCAGTATGCCGGAGTTGGCACCACTGACTATGTGATTGTCAACCAAACGCCAACCCGCCATATGAGCGTCGGCCCTTGTGTAGTAGAGGGTGGATGGTTCTGTGCGTGTATTTTGCACCACCTCGATGTCAAACGCACACACGGCATCCACTGGCCTGATCTGTTGGATGTAGTTGCAACCTATCTCCACGTCCTGCCTTGGCAGTGTGTGTATTAAATTTTCGGAACTTGGTCCGTTAAACCACAAGATCATAAGTCGTAAAAAAAGGGCGATAGTCTCCTACCGCCCTTTCCTATATCTGGAGAGATCAAATCAATTAGTTGATTTGGTTGTCTCCTAACACTTTGATACCGTAAGAGTTGTGTAATACAGATACACCGTATCTTGTAGAAGCAACAACTTCTTCAGCTCTTAGTGAAGCATCTCTTTGTGTCTCAATGTTGATATTTTGAGCAACTGCAAGACCTAAAGCATCTCTTGAGAAGATACCGTTGGTCACGCCTGTCGCTGAATCTTCAACAACGTTCGAGCTTTCAAAGATGTCAATGCCGGCTATTCTGCCAACAAAACCTTCTGACATCGCTTGGTTCACAACACTAGAAGCATTTGGATTAACAAAAGTGTTAGTCAATGTTTTCTTAATATTGTAAATTGATTTGGGGTTGAACACGCCGAAATATGGTCCTGGAACCGCATTTGCTTTCAATGTAGCGTATGCTTCAAACAGGTCCTTAACTTCTAACTCGTCACCCGCCGCACCAATCTGTGATGAGAAAGATGAGAACAGGCTAGTCAAAGCTCTGTCGTGTCTTTTCGCAATCGCCTCACCAAATAACTTACCTAGGTCAGCCACAACGTTTGATACTGAATGGTTTCTAGCCATGTCAGTCAGTGTAGTCATGATACCTGCTTCTGTTAATGTGATGTTGGCAACACCAGTTGAGATCTCAGTGTTTGATAGGTCTGTGGCCTCCGCCGTGTCGCTGGCAATAGTTTGCACAGGGTATAGAGGCACTTGTAATACCTTACCTGCGTTTGCTGGAACTGTGAATTGTTTCACAAGACCAGGCATGATTGAAGTCTCTGACGCAACGAACATCGCTTCTTGCACGATGGGTGCTATCAGATCATTCAAACTTGTAGTAGTTGATTCATTAGCCATTTTGCTAATCTCCTTTTAGTTGTTAATTTAGAAGACCTAGAAGCCTTGTTTCTTGCGATACTCGGCGTAGACCTTCCTGTGTTCTGGATTTGTCATGTCCAGTTTATTAACATCAACTTGGGAAACACCTTGTGTGCCAGTGTTGGACTTGGATCCACCGCCTGGTTGTCCCGCTGAGACGAAGTGTGGGTTTGATTGTAAGAATTCTCCTACCAACCCATCTACCGTCAAGGGATCACCATTGTCAGTGTATCTAGTCTGACCCGTCTTGGGATCAATGACCTCAACCTCACCTGTCTCTGACATCTTGATGTTGTCCCTCACGAGCCTCGCG